ATTTGGATGTCGTAATGATTTATGATATATTTCTTGTTGTATATCAATTTCTCTCTGAACGTCTTCTGGTTTTATATCTTGGATATCTTTATCATTTGATGGCGTTATATTTAAAAATTTTATTAATAAATAATTAACCGTGCTGTTATTGTTATTTAATCTAATATTACGGTATGGGCTAACTAGCCCGTCTTTTAGTTTTGCTAAAACTAAAATACCAAAATATCCACGACGAAAATATGAAAAAGTTGAATTTTCAATAAAAAACTTGAATGCAGAATCCGCAGTTTGATTATTTGTTATACGTACGCCTGCTTTTTGGTTTCGCTTAACTGTTTTTTTTGCTTTTTTATATGTCATATATAAAGTTATTTTATAATATTGTAATTTATTCAATAATTTACAATAGGGGTAAGCCGTTATTAGGCCTTTAAGCTTAGCGGAACCTACGGTTCCCTTTACGCGATACGCTTGGTCGGAATCTTGTTATCAACAACATAGATGGAATTCTCGGTCATAATGATGAAATCATTGCCTACTTTGAAAATCTTCTGAATGGGGCTGGTATATTCCTCCTCACTCTTGACAAGCAACTTCTCATTGTTCTCTCTAACACCAATCAATGCCTTTTTCTCTAAAGATGCGGTCCAGTAATCCATCATAATGGGTTTGTCCTCAGAGATCGAGATCTTGCTGATATTTTGTAAAGTGGTGGCATCGGGTAGGCGGTATTGTTCAGTTGGGGCAACAACAACGGGTGCAGATTGCGTAGTAGTAGTAGTTATGGCTGTGCTCATTTTAATTATAATATGTAAAACAAAATAAAACCACTTTAAATCCTTATTCTTAAAAAATAGTTTATTTTTCGGATAGTAAATTTGGAGTTGTCAACGAATCTTTTGTTTTGATGCGAATCAGTTTTCCTAAATCATCCAGGTCGTTCAATAAAACATCCATGTCAATTGGTTCGTGCCTCGGATTATAGAGGTATTCGACAAAGATAAATTGCAATTGTTTGAATATTTTCATTTCACCTTTGGTCAATATTGAATAACTATTGGACAAAACCTCTAGAATTGGATGGTATGCGCTAATGAGACCCCAAATATCCACAATCTTTGTAAAAACAGTGTCTATATATTCTCTCAATCCGTCTTTGAAATGAAGGAGCACATCCACAATATAATTCACAATGTAATCCATCGTGATTTGGGTTTCAATGATTTTGGGCATATCTTCTTCGGATACATCATCCAGTTCATTTGAAAACAGCAAACTCATCGTTTCATTGATAAATTGATAATGTCCGGCGCCTCTCTCTTTCATCCATGAATTGATATATTCAATAACAAATACTTTTAAATCGCCGCTACCATCTTCAACAAATTTTGCATATTTTTGCGTGAATGAATCCGTGAACAGAACAACCGAAAAAGGAACATTGTATTGAAACGGGCGGTTTCGCCACGTTTGGGGGAAAGGCGCATTCGCGAATGGTTCATATTCGGCGTACAATCCCCAATCAATCAAATGAACCTTTTTATTACTATCAATTAGCACATTTGAATCCTTAATGTCGCAATGATAAATATTCAATTGGTTCATTGGAATAATTCCCTTAACCAATAAATGTGATAACCCCAAATGCACATCGTATATTTTTTGGAATGAACCATTGTCGTAAATATAGTCGTCAATTGGCGGTCCGCCATTTGGCATATTGAGTACGGTGAAATCGCCAATTTTATCATTGATATCCACATTGGCAAAAAGCAATTTGCATTTTGATAACTCTTCCAGTTCATATTCGGTGAGTGGCAAAGGCTTGCATTTTACCACATCCAGTAAAAAATAGTCTTCAAAATTAGGTATGGACAATAATTTTGACCGAATATGAATTATATTTTCATATTCTTTGTTGGCTTCTCTATTACCCATTAGTTTGGAAACTGTGTTTGAAGTTTCTCTTCCATCCTTGCATTTCAGCGCCGGATAAAAAACACACCCTGAGCCGCCAAATGCAATTACCTTTCCTCCTCTATAACGTCGGTTTTTCCTACTTTGTCTTTTTTTTGACCTTCGTGTTTTTGCCATTTAAATAACAATATTTTTTGATTATTTATTATTCATATAAACACAATTGTTTATACTTGTTTATTATGTTAAAACCTGTGTTCAAGATTCATGAGACCTTACCCACATTGTATGGAAAAGACATCGCCGGAAAGACGAAGCAATGGTCTGCTGTTATTTATACCAATGGTTCAGTTGCCCGGTATACCGTGGAATACGGCCAAGTAGATGGCAAACTCCAAACCACCAGTCGCGATTTTACCGAGGGAAAAAACATCGGCAAAGCCAACGAAACTACGCCTCTCCAACAATGTACCAACGAAATCAAGAAAAAGTGGTCGGACAAGAAAGAGAAGGAGCGGTACTCCGAAGAAAACGATGAATCGGATATTACTCAAACTAAGATTTTCCCAATGTTGGCGCACGTCTACGACCCCAAATCTAAAACCAAGGTGAAGAATCCCATTGTGTATCCCTGTTTTGTGCAACCCAAATTGGATGGGCTTCGATGTCTCATTTATATGGCGAATGGGACAATTATAACTCAGTCGAGGACAGGTGGTATATTCACAACCATGAACCATATAAAGGCGGGTCTCAAACCATTCTTTGATGTCTGGCCCATGGTTGTATTGGACGGCGAGCTTTACACGAACCGGTACCCATTCGAGGAATTGGTCGGGTTGATTAAACGCAAACAAGTGGACGATCCGCGAATTGTCCATGTGCATTTCCACATATATGATATTGTTTCATTGGAAGGATATGCAGAGAGAAGGCAATTCATCGTGGACAATCGTCGTTTGTTCCCAGCCACATTTGAAATTGTTAAGACGGAAGAAGCGAATAGCGTAGATGATTTCAAAACCAAATTCGCCGAGTATGTGCAAGAAGGGTACGAGGGCATTATGTTGCGCAATAAGAAGGGGCCTTATGTCAGCAACCGAAGCCACGATTTGCAGAAATATAAGGAGTTTGAGGAGGACGAATTCGTCATTGTTGGATTCAAAGAAGCGGAAGGGCGCGATTCGGGAACTGTCATTTGGACGTGCGCAACGAAAAAGGGCGACGAATTTGACTGCAGACCGGTGGGGTCGGTGGAACATAGGAAAACGCTTTTCCAAAATGCGCGGAAAAACATTGGCAAATTGCTAACAATCAAATACCAGGAACTCTCAGAGAAGGGGATACCGCGGTTCTTATCGGGGAAATCCATAAGGGATGGATTTTAAATAGATAAACATTTTTAATCAACCCATACAATATATGGAATTCTTAGATTATCGGGAATACGGAATAAAATATGAGTTTCATAATTCGGTTAATCATCAAATCATCGAATTGTTTGACGGCGATAGACCGTGCGCAAAAATGATGTTGCGTCTTATAAATGACCAAATCAATTTGAGTTCTGTAGAATGCGATTGTCCAAAACTGAAAGGCCGCTGTTTCAATATCTTTATGCGAATTTTGGTTAAAGAAAGAGACCAAATCTTTAAGCAACCTCTGTCGCCGGCAACTGAAGTTGCACTTCTTATTTCACCTGAATACAGAGACGGTGTTTCGGAAAAAGACGCATTTGAAAAATTGCAGAAGTTGTACCAGACTTATGGATTTTTGAACTACGATAAGCAAAATAAGCCATATGCTGTTTCCACCCTGAACATTATTGATCAGGTAGTTAATAATAATTTAACTATAATCGATGACCCGAATATAACGCCAGTTAAATTGTATCCGAGAACGCCGAAACGACCCCAAAAAATAAATAATTCTGAAAAAAAATATGAACTCCATCGTAAAAATTTAGAAAAGATATTTAATGAAACAAACCCCACATACATGTCGTCAACTGTTAGCAGTCGTTCAAAAAGTCGCAGAAAAGCACGTGGTAAAAAGCTTAGCCGTAAAAAGCTTAGCCGTAAAAAGCTTAGTGGTCGCAAGCTTAGCCGTAAAAAGCTTAGTAAAAGAAGATTTCCCAAATGAATATAAAAAATTGCAGCTAATTACTGTATTATAGAATGTCTGGATATTACGACGAGCTCACCACCACCACTTATTACGATCCTCAGATGGTAATGAACATAACCGAATACGACAGCGAGGGAGATAAGGATTCCAACGTATTTATTCTGTATGACGAGGAGCATGAATGCTATTATCTTTTTGGTTCCAGAGGTGGTTCCAAGCACGTAAGGTACACAAAGGCATTTTATTGCATGAACGATTTGTACAATTTCATTTCCATCACAATGGGGTTTCAGGACAATCATACAGTGAGTCTTTCAATTAATTATATGTCGAATTTGACAAATTATGATGAGTATGACGATATTAAGGAAAAGGTATCGCGATTCAATGAAGTGGTTGCGTATGACAATTTCGTCATTTCTAAGCAAGATTTCAAAATGTTTTTGAAATCGTTTTTTTAAGGGAAACCGTAGGTCAACAAGTTTACGCCTTTATTTGCTTAATCAACTGCTTAAGTGATAAGGGAAGGTTCAAAAGGAAACCGTAGGTTTCCTTTATTTTATGTATACCATTATATATAATGGTATATGTTGCAGAAGGAACGTATGGGTGCGTTTATCGTCCTCCCATCAAATGCAAAGACGGCATCAAATATCCAAACGGAAAAATATCCAAATTGATGACACGTCGCGCCGCAATAAAAGAGGAAAAAGAGTACAAATTAATTAAGAAGGCGGACAAAAAACAAAAATACTACCCTGGTCCCCCAACTCGATGCGACCCGGATCCGGTGGATGCGACAAATGAAATGACTCCCGGCGAATGCAAATTGTTCGAAAAGGACCCCAATATTAATAAATACAATTTATTGATTTACAATGACGGCGGACACGATTTAAAACAGTTTATTGATATTGAGTTGGATAATTATTTAGCAGCAGGCTCCCAGGAACAGACGGATATGTTTTTCCTGAACGCATACAATTTGTTCCAGGGAATTAAACTGTTTTTGGCAAACGATATTTTGCACCACGACATAAAACCGCAAAACATTGTGTTTGATTCAGAAGATCACCGGTTCAATTACATTGATTTTGGCCTAATTGAGCAAAAAAGCAAACTGAAAAATAATATTCTTTCTGGAAAAACCCATGAAAGTTTTCACTGGTCGTATCCATTGGAGTTTGGATTCATGCATTTGTCAAAAGACTACGATTTCAACAAAATTACCGATTTTTCTCCATTGGAAAAAGATTTTATAAAAATACTCACCGACCCTGCTTACAAAAACAAATCCAACAAATATGGGATTAAACCTAAATCGTTTGAAACCGTATTTACATACATGGAGGATAGGGTTAATCCATTTTCAAAAAATGATTATATAAAACAGGTATTTACCGGGTTGGTTTTTTGCAAAGCCCATAACACATATGCCGAAGTTGTTGACAAATTGTTGACAAACACCGACATTTATTCGCTCGGGTTCACTTTGAACCACGTATTGAATGCGTTTTATGATAGGGGGGCAATAACCCAGGTTGATTACATAAAGTACAGCAAATTGTTTCGAAAAATGTGCAGCCCCAATTTGAATGGCCGAACCGCATATTCCATTGATGAGTATGCTGACATGTACGAGAAAGTCCTGAGAGAAACCGGGGTTTTGTTGCGTCTTGATAAAACGATTTCAAATGGTGAAATCAGAGACGCAAATGACTCGTATGAATCGGAAATAATGAATATTACATTGACTCGAATACAAGACATATTGAAGCGGTGCCCTCCGGGTCAAGAACTGAATTCGGCAACGCGTCGGTGCCGGAAAGTGTGTCCGCCGAATCATTATCGCGATACGAATGGAAAATGCAAAAAGATGAAAACGGCAAATCAGTTTTTTGACTATGATGTTTTTGAAAATTCATCTTCGAAAAAAACGCGGAAAGTGTGCCCACCAGGGAAAGAAATGAATTATAAAACTGGGCGGTGCCGGATTGAGTGCAAACCGGGAACCATGCGTAATAGTAAGGGCCGGTGCGTTAAATTATAGGGAACCAAGGTTCCCTTATGAACCCTCCTTTATAATAATAAAATTAAGGAGGGGGTCATAGGGGGAACGT